GATATCAAAAAATTCAATTTGATATCACTGGCCTAACCCGTGGTCAGTTACAAGAGTTGGCCCGGCAGATTTACCCCACGCTTGACGCTGTTCCGTGTGTGAATACAATGACTCAAATTGTTATTCCACTACCACAGCACTGGACCTAAAACACTTGACATTGCGATTAGCCTAGTGTAAAATCATCTTATAGGAGAAACATATGGAAACTAAAACATTCAACGGCGATCAAAAGATCAAACTTATTCAAATCATCAACGAGGGCATGCAGGTAACTCACGAAATTGAAACACTCACTGGCGGGCTTAACGACACTGTCAAGGCCATTGCTGAAGAATTGGAAATCAAACCTGCGGTGTTGAAGAAGGCCATTAAACTGGCACACAAGGCCGAGTTTGGCAAGGCCAAGCAGGACCACGAGTTGCTGGAAACAATTCTTGAGACTGTGGGCAAAACGCTATAAGTACTGTTTCGAAACAGCGAGTCGTTCCCGTAAGGAACATGAACCACGGCTTACCGGCCACAAACGGAGACTAATGAGTTATATTGACGCACTTTTTGATCGTGAACACGATCGCATTCACGTTGTAGAACGCCGCAATGGCGTGAGGCGATACCAAGAGTATCCGGCCAACTACATCTTTTACTATGACGACTCCAGGGGCAAGTTCCAAAGTATCTATGGTACACCTGTCAGTAGATTCAGCACACGCAACAACAAAGAGTTCCGCAAGGAAGTTCGTATGCACTCCGGCAAGCAATTGTACGAGAGTGATATCAACCCCATCTTTCGTTGTCTGGAAGAAAACTACAAAGACCAAGACGCACCGGAACTCAATGTTGCATTTTTCGACATTGAAGTAGACTTTCACAAAGAGCGAGGTTTTTCGCCGGTGGAGGATCCATTCAATCCCATCACTGCAATCTCAGTCTACCTAAACTGGTTGGATCAATTGGTCACACTGGCAGTTCCGCCCCGAAGCTTGAGTTGGGCTACTGCACAAGAGCTTGTAGCCGACTTTGAAAACACCATCTTGTTTGAACGAGAAGAGGACATGATCAAAACATTCCTGGACTTGATTGACGATGCAGATGTGTTGTCAGGATGGAATTCAGAGGGGTATGATATACCCTACACTGTGAATCGTTGCACTCGTGTACTGAGCAAAGACGACACACGTAAGTTCTGCTTGTGGGGACAACTGCCCAAGATGCGTATGTTCGAACGTTTTGGCAGTGAAAGCCAAACATATGATTTGGTGGGTCGTGTGCATATGGACTATATGCAACTATATCGCAAGTACACATATGAAGAACGTCACAGTTACAGTTTGGATGCCATTGGTGAATACGAACTAAACGAACGCAAGACACAGTTCGAAGGCACATTGGATTCTTTATACAATCAACACTTTAAGAAGTTCATTGAATACAACCGTCAAGATACCTTGTTATTACACAAACTAGATCGCAAACTACAGTTCTTGAGTTTGGCAAGTGAATTAGCACATGCCAATACTGTGTTGCTACAGACCACAATGGGTGCTGTGGCTGTGACTGAACAGGCCATCATCAATGAAGCACACGAACGTGGTATGGTGGTGCCCAATCGCAAACAACGCCTGACCGATGACGACACACAGGCCGCAGGTGCCTATGTTGCCTATCCTAAAAAAGGTCTGCATGACTGGATTGGATCAGTTGACATCAACAGTCTGTATCCATCAGCCATTCGTGCCATGAACATGGGACCAGAAACTGTAGTGGGACAACTGCGCCCTGTTATGACTGACCACTATATTAAAGAAAAGATCGCCAAGGGTGCAAGTTTTGCGGCTGCATGGGAAGGCTTGTTTGGCAGTTTGGAATACACTGCTGTGATGGAACAACAGCGTGGCACAGAGATCACCATTGACTGGCAGGATGGTACAGAAAGCACACACAGTGCCGCAGAAATATGGAACATCATGTTTGATAGTAACCAGCCTTGGATCATGAGCGCCAACGGTACCATCCTTACGTTTGAGAAGAAAGGTATCATTCCGGGCTTGCTGGAACGCTGGTACAGTGAACGTAAAGAGCTACAGGCCAAAAAGAAAACAGCCCGAGACAAAAAAGAAGAAGCATTCTGGGACAAGCGACAGCTGGTCAAGAAGATTAACTTGAACAGCTTGTACGGTGCTATTCTTAATCCTGGTTGTAGATTTTTTGATCATAGAATTGGTCAAAGTACCACACTCACAGGTCGTGCCATTGCTCGGCACATGGATGCACACATCAATGAGTGTATCACAGGCGTGTATGATCACACAGGCGAAGCCATCATCTATGGTGACACAGACTCTTGCTACTTTACTGCGTGGCCGGCAGTGAAGCAGGAAGTGGCAGAAGGTCGTATGGCATGGTCAAAAGAAACTGCTATTGCGTTGTATGACTCAATTGCCGAGCAGGTCAATGCTAGTTTTCCTGGCTTTATGGAACAGGCATTCCATTGTCCAAGAGAGATGGGTGCGTTGATTGCGGCAGGTCGAGAATTGGTAGCAGATCGTGGCCTGTTTATCACAAAGAAACGCTATGCTGTGAACATCATTGACTTGGAAGGCAAGCGACTGGATGTAGATGGTAAGAAGGGCAAGACCAAGGCCATGGGTTTAGATTTAAAGCGATCAGACACCCCCAAAGTAATTCAAGACTTTCTGCTGGAAATTCTAAATAGTACACTGCATGGTGCCACACGTGAATCTATCATCGAGCGTGTTCGTGAGTTCAAATATGAGTTTATGGAACGTCCGGGCTGGGAAAAAGGTTCGCCTAAACGTGTGAACAACTTGACCAAATATGCAGCCGAAGAAGCCAGACTGGGCAAAGCCAATATGCCCGGACACGTCAGAGCTGCCATTAACTGGAATAACATGCGTAAAATGAACGGTGATAACTACAGTATGCAGATTGTAGATGGCATGAAAACTATTGTGTGTAAACTCAAGTCAAATGCACTTGGATGGACATCAATTGGTTATCCCACAGATGAACAACGATTGCCCACTTGGTTTACAGAACTACCGTTTGACGATGGATTGATGGAAGCAACTGTTGTGGATCAAAAGATTGACAACTTGTTGGGTGTACTGGAATGGGACCTGGCCAGTGCTACCAACACAGAGAACACATTCCAAACTTTATTTGAATGGTGATACATGAAACTCAGTGAATTAGTTGCGTACCGTACACACCTGTCACAGTTTGACGTGGAGGAAATCCAATACACTGCACAGCATAGATTATCCAGCGTATTGTATTCTGTAAAAAGCAGTGTGATACAACCACGCACATATACACAGACTCTGCAGGAAGACCAGGAAAGAATTGTTGATGCATTTGGACATTTCAATTCTACTGTGACTCAGTTGATAAGAGAACTGGATTGCATGATTGAAGTTGCTGAAAAAACACAATACCTAGAAAGCAGTAGACTGTATACTGAAGAGATGCAACGCTACGGAAAACTTGACGACCCCACCAATCAACGGGTTGACCAGCACATACTGGATCGACGAATGCTCATGACTGCAGATGTGCAACAGATGATTTCCAATCGCATCAAAGGCTATGTTGATTGGAAATATCCTGGATTGATTATTCGTCCTGGTGTCGAGTCATTTGTTAAGGACCTGGTGGGACTGGATCCTTTGTATCTGGTCGACTACAGCAAAGAATTACTGGCACCGGCCTACAAACTGTTTACAGAAGAATACCAGCGTAGATTAAGAATGCACTATCAAGACCCGACCAGTAACCATGTGTTGGATTTCCTACCCAGTAATCAATTTGGTCTGTGTCTTGCGTTTAACTTTTTTGAATTTACTCCACTGGAAGTGATAGAACAGTACTTGAAAAGCATCTTTAAAAAATTGCGACCCGGGGGAGTGTTGGCAATGACATTCAACGACTGTGACCGAGCACACTGTGTGGCCTTGGTTGAAAAGAATTTTTGTTTTTATACTCCAGGTCGCCGAGTCAAGGACATTGCACGATCCATTGGGTATCGACAGATGTTCGAATGGACTGACGCCGGAAACCTGACCTGGCTAGAACTGCGCAAACCCGGTGAACTCAAAAGCATTCGTGGTGGACAAACTCTGGCAAAAATAATTCAGAAATAGCTTGCAAAATCTAAATAAAACATATACAATACACAATAGGAGAATTAAATATGAAAGATCATTTATTAGACTTGGTTGAACACACGCTGGACTTGGGTGTAATCGATTTGGTAAAAATCACAGGCACTGAGGAAGAGACTGTTATTTCTGGTTTGGCAGAAAACAGGTCTGTGGTAGTTGAGGGCAAGTTTGCCAATCCAGTGCCAGACTTTATCGGCAACTTTGGCATGCCTAATCTGGCCAAATTAAAAATCTTGTTGAACTTGCAAGAGTATCGTGAGGACGCCAAGCTCAGCATTACACGTCGTAGCACAGGCGAGCCCGACGGCATCAACTTTGAAAACAAAATTGGCGACTTTAAAAACAGTTATCGATTTATGGCCAGTGAGCATGTCAACGAACAACTTAAAACTGTCAAGTTTAAAGGTGTTAACTGGCACATTGAATTTGAGCCAACTGTTGCCAGCATCATGCGTTTGAAGATGCAGGCACAGGCCAACAGCGAAGAAACAAACTTCCAAGCAAAAACAGAAAACGGCAACTTGATGTTCTTCTTTGGTGACCACAGCACACACGCTGGCAATTTTGTATTCCAACCCGGCGTCACCGGTCAACTTAAACGGTCATGGGCATGGCCAATAAAAACATTTATTTCTATCCTGGATCTCACTGGTGACAAGATTGTTAAGATCAGCGATGATGGTGCTGCCATGATTATAGTAGACAGTGGCCTGGCAGTTTACAACTATATTTTACCTGCACAAAGCAAATAATGACCGAGTCTGTAGTACAAGACAATCTGACTGCCAAGCAGTCGGACTATGCTGTGTTCCTTCCGGCTATATCTGGATTCTATGCCACGTTTATAGGTAAACAACGAGACCCGGTTAACGGGCCTTATGTGGAACCCGCACGTATGCCGCAAGGCATGCCTGACATGGAACAGATGAATTGGCTTAATAGTCAAAAAGGTCTTTTTCCTTACCGGTGGAGTTTGTACTCCGGTGGTCATGCCAACTTGGATCTTAACAAACAGGACTGGTCAGAGGACATGGTTCGTAATCGCGAACCCGGCACAGTGATCCTGGGCGACTCTGGTGGATTTCAAATTGCCAAAGGCCTGTGGGAAGGCGACTGGAAAGCCAACTCGGGCTGTGCCAAAGCACAGAAGAAACGTGATGCTGTGCTTAAATGGCTAGACGGTGTTTCAGACTACGGCATGATTCTTGATATTCCAACCTGGGTCATTCACGATAAGAAAGCCAGTGCTGCCTGCCAAATTACCACACTACAAGAAGCAGTTGATGCTACCAAGTACAATAACGATTACTTCATGAAGCACCGTAAGGGTGTTAAGAATGGTGGTGCCAAGTTCTTAAACGTGTTGCAAGGCGCCAATCATGCTGATGCAGATCGTTGGTACGACATGATGAAAGAATACTGTGATCCTGCAAAATACCCCGACACACACTTTAACGGGTGGTCAATGGGTGGACAGAACATGTGCGATGTGCATTTGGTGCTAAGACGGTTGGTAGCACTGCGACACGATAACCTGCTACAGCCAGGTGTTCATGACTGGATGCACTTCTTGGGCACAAGCAAGTTGGAATGGGCTGTGTTACTCACCGTGATTCAAAGGGCAGTACGTAAGTATGTGAATCCACAATTTACTATTTCCTTTGATTGTGCCAGCCCATTCCTTGCCACAGCCAATGGACAAGTGTACCACGAAATTGTGTTACCTCACAACGGCAAGTGGAGTTACAGAATGAATCCCATTGTGGACGACAAAAAGTATGCCGCGGACACACGCCCATTCAGTCAAGGTGTTGTAGCAGACAAGTTAATTGATACATTTGAAGACAGTCCCATTAGTCGGCATCTTCAGATGAAAGATATTTGCTACTACAAGCCCGGTGACCTAAATAAGATTGGCAAAGAAGGCAAAACCAGCTGGGACAGTTTCAGCTATGCATTACTGATGGGACACAATGTTTGGTTGCATTTGGAATCAGTACAACGTGCTAATCGTGAGTTTGATGCTGGCAATAGACCCAGGATGATGTGGGATGTCAACGGAGATTATACTAAATTTGAGGACATTGTGGAAGCAATCTTTGCCACTGCCGATCGTGCAGAATCCGAAGCTATCATCGAATCCTACGATCGTTACTGGATGGATGTAGTGGGCACACGTGGGTTCAAAGGCAAAAAAGCCAAAAACGCACACAGCCAATTTAACAATCTGTTCGAAACTGTTGACACAGATACCGATGATAGTGTTCAATCAGATGAAGAGCAATTGTCCGCAGACAATTTGGATAAACTTGAACAGGAACAATCTCGATGAATAGAGACGGCCACGAAAACGTTAAGTTTTTTACAGGAGTAGAAGTAGAACATACTCCTGCCTATGGTAAGAAAACATTATTTGTAACCGGTCTGCAGGCAGTGAGTGAGATACAAGATTGGCTAGATGACTTTGCTTCGTACGAAGATTCGACACACCATATTGAACACATTTACTTTGGTGCCAACCAGAGTTTCCCTTCCAACATACAAACCAATGATTCTGTGAGGTGGACGCCATGGGAAAACATGATCCAACATTTCCTAAACAAAGGCCACCTATGTACACTAGATATCGATGTTGCCTGTGTCGAAGGACTGTTAGAAAGCTCCTTGTGCGAGCACAACAACTTTATTCCAATGATCTCTGTAAAACTTCCTTACATCCGCCAACTTGGATACAATGCCACAATTAAATTAGACGACAAAGATTTTTCAGCCACCAATCCTGGTGTTTGGTGTCATAGTCTGCATACATTACAAAATCAAAACAAATTCACTCCGTGGTCTAAATACACCAAGGACAAAAAACTTTGAAACAAGAACAATACTGGAACAATGATGCATTTTGTCCATTACCTTGGACCAGTGTCTATATAGAACCTGACGGAAGAGTAGACAGTTGTTGCATTGCCAGAAACAATCTTGGTAATTTACACCAAACCACACTGCAAAACATTGTGGGTGGCAGCAAGAATATTCAGATCAAACAAGAGATGTTGGCAGGACAACGTGCGCCAGGATGCAAGGTGTGTTATGCTCCTGGTAATAACGTGGACAAAGGTCGCAAGTATCACAGAGACAATCAACTGGTTGAGTTTGATACATGGCATCCAGACAAAACATTTTTTGATCAGCCCAAGAACTTTAAACTACAGTATGCCGATTTGAGATTCAGGAATACCTGCAACTATGGCTGTGTGTATTGCGGACCTGACCTGAGTTCAACCTGGGCTAGCGAACTAAAGCAATTTGTTAACACTGACGAAAGTGCTGTTGCTGATGTTACGCAATACTTTGTAGACAATGCCTCTGATCTGCGTAAAGTATACCTGGCCGGAGGTGAGCCGTTATTGATCAAAGAGAACCAAATTATCTTGGAGAAGTTGCTGGAGGTCAATCCGGAGTGTCGTCTTACTGTGAATACCAACCTCAGCATGCTTCGTGGTAATCGAATCTTTGAATTGTTAACTCACTTTCCCAATGTAGGCTGGCTGATCAGTGCAGAAGACATGGGCGACAGGTACAACTACATTCGTTATCCCGGTGATTGGAATGTGTTTGTTGAAAACTTAGACATACTCGAAGTGTCAATTCCTGCCACGCACCAGGTCAAATTCAACATGGTGTTCTCTTCACTCAATGCCAAGACCATCTGGGACTATGTTGATTTCTTGTTAGACAACGGCCATGCACGTGATTACAATGATCTAAATCTTGCGTACATCAACTATGGACATCAGTTTGTTTGGTGCGATGCCCGGGCATTGCCGGCCTCTTACATTGCAGAAGTCAAAGAAATTATTGCTCAAAGGCCACCAACGGGCACTAGATTTGACCAGGAACTACAGTTTGTACTGGACTGTTTGGATGTGCCTGTGGTAGACAACGGCTATCACAATCTGTTTGATCACCTGGCAAAACTTGACCAACGTAGACATCTGGACAGTCGTGCAGTGTTTTCGGACATATACACTCATAGACAAACATGATTATTTGTAGTATTATACACTATGTTCTAACCAAAGGTAACACATGAATCAAGATCAACGAGATAATATTGATAGAATTAAACAACATGCAGACAGAAAAATCTGGGTCACATTCCGCAAAGAAGGAATCCACAAGTACCCTGCTGCCGCAACTGATCCTGCACTGGCAACCGGTGACGAATATGATGTGAGTTTTCTAGCTACACCGCATCGTCATATATTTCATTTCCGTGTATGGATTGACGTGTTTCATAATGATCGAGACATTGAGTTTATTCAGTTCAAACGCTGGTTAGAAAACTTGTACAGGAATGGCACTGTGCAACTTGATTTCAAAAGTTGCGAAATGATCAGTGATGATCTGTACTTACAAATTGCCGCACGTTATCCCGACCGTGCAGTATGGATTGAAGTGGCCGAAGATGGCGAGAACGGCGCTTTGATCAAATATGAAATTTCTCGGCCCTCTCTTAGTATTAAAATTTAAAAGGAATTACCATGGGTAAACAACATGTGGCATATAATAATCCCAAGGCACGAGCTGTGTTGGATGAACTAGAACGTTTTTTAGAATTCTGTTCTAATTTTGGTTACCGTTTCAACGAAGCGGATCTGTATAACTTCAAAAGTTATGCATGGCAACAGTACAACAAGTACTCACAGGGCAAAAATACCCGCGACATGTGGGCAGAAGATGCTCGTCGTTTGAATAGAAATATCTAACATGAGAAAACTATATTACATGGGCCTAGAAAGTTACGAAGCCCGCTATACCCTACAACTCACAGAGTGGAACCGCCGTGTGTTTGACCGTAGAGGCCTCGACGTTGTTTATGTTCCCGGTACTACCATTGACAACACACAGGCTATTTCAGTGGGCCAGGTGCTGGACGCACACGGCCGCAGTTACTTTGGCATGAGCCAGATGATGAACCTGGTGCAGTTGATGAAGAACGGCGAAGTCACCGCGGAAGATGTCATCTACTTTGAAGACATGTTTCAGCCCGGCATCGAAAGCCTGCCGTACATATTTGATCAGATCCCAGCTGATCAACGTCCCAGAGTTTATGTGCGCTGTCTTGCGCAGAGCATTGACCCAGATGACTTTGTGCATGTTTGGGGCATGGCCAAGTGGATGGGCTTGTACGAACACATGGTCAATGAGTTTGTCACCGGAGTGTTGGCCACCAACGAAGAGATGGTGGCTCACATGCGCATTGCTGGATGGCGTGCTCCTATCTACAACATTTCAGGCTTGGCATTTGGCAAAGCGGAAGTGCTGGAACGCATTGGTGGTGCAGAAAACGTTCGACCGTTCGCAGATCGACCACGACGTGTGGGCTTTGCCGCACGTTTTGACCAAGAAAAACAAC